AAGCTTATTAGCGACATCAATAAGATCAAGTAGATTATCAACTGGTCTCCTAATGTAGAAAGGAGTTATATCGTAACCACTATGATAATGACCACCACATGACTCACGAAAGGGTCCTTCATAGCAAGACTTATCAAGATTAACTTGAAAGCCAAGCATGGAAAAGACACTTGTGATATCATGAGCAATGCCCACTGGGCATACGATGTCATCACCGTAGACTGAAACGATACCTGAGACACCTCTAAAATAGGCAACAGTTCGACAAATCGAGTAGAAGAGAAGACTCTCTAACTCGAATGTAAAACCGTTTCCCATAGAAGAGAACATCTCATTCAGATGTTCCTCACCATCGATGATGGTGACAGGACTCCTAACCGAGTCAAGGAGGGTGAACCAAACCTCAGGAAGCAGCAGGCTTACAATACCTGTTGTTATCGAATCGCTAGCACTTGATAAATCAAGGGTAGCTAGGTCATCGGAAACACTGCCTCTTTGAGCCAATGATCGGTTTATTGACTGATCATTGAGGTTTATGTTAGTTCGACGGAGACACTTACGAAAGTGATCCCCGATACCCTTCTGAATGAACATATTAAGATCGGGTTCTTTGCAACAAACTCGATCTATATCTGTTTTCTTAGGGACAGTGAACAACACATTACCAGGGACAACCTTAATTGATAAGGGTGTCTGTGCTCTAAGCCACCCCGGTAACTCTTCACATAAAAGTGAAAAGTAATCGAGACAGCGAAGAGTGGCATGTGCTTCTCCGAGGTACTTGGCAGCCGGATGGCTGCGAGTACGCGGACGACTCGTTGACGCACCACCAGAGAAAGAGCCAATTAAGGCCTCAATTGGGGGTGTATCACCTATGATATCGCGTATGATATCGCGACACCGATCAGTGAATTGACGAAAGGTTACACGAGGAAGGATGTTATATTCCTCATCAATTGTTAGTAACCTAACGTTAGTCGCCTCATTATCACGTTCGGATCCGAGCCATTTATTAATGGCACGAGTCCTACGTACTAATGGAGGGTCTGTGTCTTTCGACACAAACTTAGACAAGAATTCAGACTTAAGGTACTCGGTTCTCACCGAATCCGGAAGATCCAGGATTCTCTTCACTAGTTGGTCGGTTAAGTCGTGAGGGAGACGAATATCGAGGGACTTCTGTCCTTTCGATATATGTTTCTTCAGAACCATGTGGTAATCCAATCATAGTAGATCCACCTTGTTTAAAGGTGAAGAAGAAGGCAAGTAGAACGACAACACAAGCAATAATAATTGCAAGTGCAACCGTCGCTACAATACCAGAGGTCTCACGATTGAACACGAAGTGTTCAATAGTAAGTTTGCAGATCGCGAACCAAAGCAATCACAGACGCATCGGCCAAAAGGTCCGCTGCGAGCATGAGAGCATGGCCGCGTTCTGCAGTGCTGGATGTCCCATCGAACGAGAAATTCAACTCAACATAAGCTGAGCGGACAATCGTTGGTTTGGTAACACCAAGCACCTCTACATCCTGCACGATAGGAAGAGTAAGCTTCAAAGAAGTCTTCTCCCTGCCCGCTTGAGTGCGGGTTCGTGCAGCCGTCAGGCGCTGGTCACCGACCGGCACCCCTGTCGACTCAACAAGAGTCGCGACACCATTGTTGTCGATACCACGCGGTGAAAACGTGTGGTCGGCAGTTCCGTCGTTTATGACGACGTTACTCAGGCTAGGCATATATTATGTCTTTCTTCCCCATATATCAGGGGACCTGACAATGGACTACGAAAATGACAGATCACCGAAATAGTGATTTAAATCATTTAAGTAGTTGGCGTACCAACGCAAGAGCGTTTAAGGCACGCGATGTCGAATATGGATTATCGCGACCATAAAAAGCGGGCCGAGGGAAATCTGCTAAGGCTTGTCTGTAGAAGTGAAAAGCTTTCTCTTCATACAGTCCACCGGCAGTACACTCAGTCCGCCATGAGCGACGGCCAACATCACGAGTGATGCGGGCAGTTGAATTCTCATGAAGGGAACGATATCCATTAACAAAGGACAATCCACAAGTAGCAGTAATTGCATCAAGAGTAGCACCTACAGGCACGAACCAATCAATGGCGAATGACCAAGGGACTAACTCCCAAGCAATACTGAGTGGATTAACGAGACCCGCTTGATTGAGAGCACGGATACCTTCATTTTCAATACTAGCATACAACTTCGTCCTAACAGACGTAGATGCATCAGTATTGACATGATCTTCTCCGTTCTCCCAATTTTGTACTGCTTTTATCGTGGCGCTGCCACGGCCCTTTACGAATAAAGGTTTAGCGAGTACTTCGTTCGCAAGCTCGGATAACCCATACACATCTTGTGCAAGGGGTCTCCACCCATAGCTATATTCTAGCCATAGGTCAGCTTGAGTACGACCGCGGTTCTTAACCAGATCAGAGGGAGACAAGCCTGCAAGGCGAGCTAACTCTGCGAGGCGGAGGTTCTTAAGTGCTAAAAGAAATTTAGCACCACGTTCCGCCGCCCCGACAAACTGGTTCACTGTCTGACGCCGTTGGCCAATATCTTCACCGCCGTTAAGTTTATTAGCGGCGATGTCGTTAAGGGCCTTGGTGTCCGCTTCCCCGATTGCATGGTCATTATCAAGACCATCAGTCGCGTCATAATAAAAGCCGCCGTGGATGCGAGAAAGGTACGCAGTACGATAAGATTCGTATCTAGTACTTCCATCGTCATCCCAGACTTCTTTATCATGATAGGTGAAGGGTTCATCAGAAGTAACTAAATAGTTGCTTCTACTGTAAGACAGTGGGGTGACATGATCTCCATGGGCGGGCTCCTGCTTTAAGGATTTGCCGACAAGGACGGCACCACTTCCTGTATACTCGGATGTGATAAGCGGGGGATCACCCCGTATCGCATTCGACCATACATCCATGGTGTCGGCCCTGAAGTCATACTTAAGGTGGTAGCCCACTTCATTAGTCCAAGGAGAAAGAGTCATCACGAAGTCCTTTGTACTTCTGAAACTCCCGACGAACGAATTTTCGAAGGGCAGAAGTTTCGTTAACATAGGAGTGAAATACTCCTATGAAGTCCGGCAATGCCGAACTGTAGCAACCAAATGCACTACCAAGGAAGCTGTTTTGCTAACATAAAAATGAGAGCAAAGTCAACTAAGATGGTAGTGGCACATAGGACGAGGAATAGGTTGGTCCAAGTGAAACGAGTAACTCTATCCAAAAAGGTTAGAGAATGCCGTTCAGGTGGGTCATCCATAATTCTTCTCCTTTGGTTGATGCAGATCCGACCCTGAGAAATCAG